TTGAAAAAGATTTACAAAAATCATTTTAAGGCGTTTAAGGAGAAATAAAATGGCAGAATTAAAAGAAGGTATTTTGAAACTTTTAAAAGAACACTATGGAATGACTGACAACGAAGCAGAAGAATATTACAAGGAACAATTTGAAATAGTAAAGAAAACAGCAGTAAAAGAAGAAGTGGAATGGTTAAGGCGAGAATGTATGGATGTACTGGAAGAAGTAAACAAAACAGGGAAAGTTCCTAAACTTATATTTTAAAGTTCAGTCGCAGAAAGTCGTTTTGGCTGAGATAATATGTAAGAATGTAGTGTTTAAAAGGAAAAACGGCAGTCACGTAAAGTCGTTTTTATTAGAGAAAGGTTAGGAGGAGAAATGGAATATAGAATTTTAGAAGATTATAATGTATGTAAATTTGTTTTTACTAAACAAGATATGGTAGCAGAAAGTGTTTTGTACAAATATGAAAGTTATAAAAAAAGAACAGTAATTTGTTGCTCTGTCCAAAGTGGTTGCACGGTGGGCTGTACTTTTTGTGGAACAGGAAAAAGATTTATTAGAAGTTTAACATCAGATGAAATTGTTGAACAAGTAAAAATAGTTATAAATAATAAAGTATTAAATGAAATTAAAAATACAAATGAAATTGAAAAATTTCAAATTATGTTTATGAGTATGGGAGAGCCTTTCGATAATTATTATCAAGTTAAAGAAGCTATTGTTAAATTAAATAAATTATTTCCAAATGCTCAATTATTAATTTCAACAGTAGGTTTAAGAAAATATGAAGAATTAAATGATTTTATGAAATTATCAATAGAAATTAATAAAATTGGTTTACAATTTTCTATACATCAAGCAAATGAAGAAAAAAGAAACAAATTAATACCATATAAAAATAAATTAACATTAAGAGAAATTAAGGATTATGGAATAGAATGGTCCGAAAATACAGGACGTCCAGTTTATTTGAATTATTGCATAGACGGCAACAATATTTCAGATGAAGAAATAAATAGATTAAAGGATTTGTTTAGCAAAAAGCACTTTTATTTCACATTCAGTGTCATCTGTTCTCTTGATAAAAACAACAAATTAAAAGGAGTTTACAATGATATGAATATTATAAAATCGGTTTCTGAAAGTTTTATTGAAGAAGGTTATAATACTAGAATATTTGATCCAGCAGGACAAGATACAATTGGTGGTGGGTGCGGGCAATTGTGGTTTGTTCAAGATTGGATGAAAAATTATAAAAAGAAATAGGAGGAATTGAGATGAAAAAATTATTATTAGGAATTACAATTTTAGGATTGTTAGGAAGCTGTGCAAGATGGGAAGATAGTCAAAAAGATTGGGAGAGCGATACGAAAGGGTTAAAAAGGACAGTACAAATTTATACTCTTGACGGAAAATTGTTAAAGGAATACAAAGGGCTGATAAGGGTAAGAGATTCGGATGAGAGTGGTAGAATATCATTAAACTTAATAAGCGAAAATAATCGCAGAGTTACAATTGATAATGCGATTGTGATAACAGAGGAGGAATAAGAATGGATAAAGAAGTGGAACTGTTGGCTAAAAAAGTTATAACTATAAAAAAAGCGATAAGCAGAATTATTGGAAATATAACTATATTCTTAGTAGTTGTAAAACTGTTTAGGCTAATTCAGATTAGCTGGCTAATGACTTTTTTGCCTTGGATAACAACATTCTTGATATTTTTTGTAGTGAGAATTTTAGAACACGCTTTTGTTGGATACGCTTGTTTGAATCCAGAAGAAAAAGACAACGAAAAGATGTTTATTTTTTTCAGAAAAATTATAAAAGGATAGTGTACAAAAATTTTTAAAAGACTTGAAAATATTGATAAAATAAGGTATAATTAGGAGGTAAAATGAGTATAAGTAAAGAACTCAAAGAAATTAAAGATTTTTTAGAAAGTGAAAAAATAGGAAAAATCTTTATTGACAAAAGACCCAACGGGATTATATTAATAGAAACAACAGAAACTAAGAAATATCAAAGCAGAGTATGCAAAAAAGCAACCTGATTTCAAAAGTTTCAAATAACAATTGAATGAAGTATAAATATCGACGTACACAAAATGATGACCGTATTTATAAATTCGAGGAACTTAAAAGCCTTGATTTTATATATACGGTCTTTTTTTGTCTAAAAATCAAAGAAAGGGATAGCAGATGTTGATTGTATTATTGATTGCAAGTTTTGTTATTAATATAGCTGTAATATTAATACTATTTCAAATTATTTGTTATGAAATAAAAAAATACATAAAAGAAAGAATTGAAAGAGATTTGAAATTGCTGGATAAGTTGCAAGAGATAGGAAAAGATATAGACAGCGAGATAGATAGATTAAAGATAATGATATACGATAAGTATCTTGATAGGTGCAAAGAGGGGATGAGGAAGCAGAGAGAAGAAGATAGTAAGTTGAAAGCAGGTTTGATGAAAATAGAGAGAAAATACTCAAAGTAGCGAACTTTTGTGTTTAGAATAGGTATAAAAAAGTGAAAACAAAGAAAAAAATAATTAAAAGGTACTTCTGGAGAGGCAAAAAAGAGCGAACGGGTTCGAAGCCCCAGAAAAAATATGTACACTAATTTTTTCAAATTTCATTTCCGTTCCGAAGGAGGTGTTATGTTAATAAAAGAAAATCAAATAATAAAAGCGACAGAATTGGCTAAATTACTGGGAATAACAGATAGACACCTTCGGAATTTGGCTAATGAAGGAGTGATAAAAAAAACGGAAAAAGGTAAGTATTTGTTATTGGAAAGTGTTCGAGGATATATTGAGTATATAGAATCTAAAAATGATGTGGATTTGAATCTGAAAGATGAAAAAATCAAGGAAGAGATAAAGAAAATAAAAAAAGAAACTGAATTAAAAGATTTAAAAATCAAGGAAACTAAAAATCAATTACATTTAGCAACTATTGTCGAAAAAGTGATGACTGATATGCTTATGAATATTAAAGGGAAACTACTTTCTATATCTAGTAAGGTAGCGCCAGCTGTAATTGCAGCGGATAATCTTGGAGAAATTCAGGATGTTATTCAAGATGAAATATTTGAGGTTTTAGAGGAACTTAGCGAATATGATCCAGATATGTTTAAAAATAATAAAATTTTTGTAGAAAATGAGGAAGATATGGAAGTGAAAGTTGAAAGTGAAAAGAGAATTAGAGGAAGACCTAAAAAGAACAGTTAAATTATTTAAAAAAATTGCTTTGGTTTTAAAGCCACCGCCAAAATTAACAATTGATACTTGGGCGGATATGTATAGAGTTTTATCAACTAAAAGTTCAGCAATTCCTGGAAAATGGAAAACTGACAGAGTGCCATTTCAAAGAGAAGTAATGAGGGCAATTTCTGATAAAAATACAGAAAAAGTTGTAATGATGTATGGAGCTCAGTTATCAAAAACAGAAATTCTCATGAATACTGTTGGATATTTTATGGACTACGAACCTTCTCCGATTATGTTTTTAATGCCCACTAAAGATATGGCGGCTGATTTTTCGACAACAAGGCTCAATGATATGATTCAATCAACACCGCAACTTAGGAGCAAAGTAATCGAAAGCGCTGATGCCAGAGATACAAAAAGGCAAAAAGAATTTTCAGGCGGATATATTGTTTTAACTGGGACTAATTCAGCTTCAGAATTGGCAAGTAGGTCAATTAGGGTTTTATTAGCTGATGAAATTGACCGTTTCCCTAGAAGTGCTAAAAAAGAGGGAGACCCATTAAATCTGGCAATTGAAAGGGTCAAAACTTGGCCAAACAGTAAAATAGTTTTGACAAGTACACCAACAATCAAAGGCGGAAGTAGGATAGAACTTGAATATGAGAACAGCTCGAAAGATGAGTATTACATTCCTTGCCCAAAATGTGGTGAAATGCAAACTTTGAAGTGGGGAAATATTATTTTTGAAGATGTGTCACATAAATGCGAGAAATGTATGGAAACTTCAACAGAGTACGAGTGGAAACGAAACCTTATTAAAGGCGAATGGAGAAGCACCAATCCTGATGTAGACCCGCATGTTTCAAGAGGATTCCATGTATCAGAGTTATATAGTCCGTTTACTAAATGGGCTAGCATAATTCGTAAATTTAGAGCGGCAAAAGGTGATGAACAGCTTATGAAAGTATTTGTCAACACGGCTCTTGGGGAATGTTGGGAAGAAAAGGTTGAAAGATTTAATTTTGAGGAAATACAGGCAAGGGCTGAGGATTACGGAGAATATATAAACGAAGAAGAAGGTACGATAAATGATATTGAAATACCTGATAAAGTTACGGTATTGACTGCTGGTGTAGACGTTCAAGATGACAGGCTTGAAGTTGAAATTGTTGGATGGGGACCAGGAGAAGAAAGTTGGGGAATTTATTATAGAGTTATTATGGGAAATCCTGCATTGCCGTATGTATGGAATACATTGGATGAATTTCTTATGAGAGATTTTGAATATCAGAATGGAGAAAAGATAAGAGTTGCTTGTACTTGTATCGATACAGGTGGACATCATACTGATGACGTTTATAGATATGTAAAGGCACGTGAACAATTGAATATTTTTGGAATAAAAGGAAGTGGAGAAGCTGGGAGACCTCTTATTTCGCGTCCAAGTAAAAATAACAAAGGCGGAATTTCTTTGTTTATCTTGGGAGTTAATACTGGTAAAGATACAATAATGAGCAATCTTAAAGTAACAGAACCAGGAGCTAAGTATATGCACTACCCAAACAATCCTAAGCGTGGATATGATGAAGTTTATTTTAAAGGACTTACTTCTGAAATAAAAATTGTTACATTTAGCAAAGGGCAAGCTAAAATCGAGTGGAAAACAATCGGAGATAAAAGAAATGAGCCTTTGGACATTCGGAATTATGCACAGGCGGCATTGAGAATAGCGAATCCTAACTTAAATATACGGTATTCAACGGATGTGCTTAATAATTTTAGGACACAACAAAGAAATAATGGTAGGCGAATAATTCGTAGCGGAATATAGGGAGGTAAAAATGTATAGTGTAGAAACTTGCAAAGAAATGATAAATTCATATATTAAGGCTGAAAAATCTGTATTGTTGGGACAGAGCTATAAAATTGGAAGCAGAGAATTGACTAGGGCAGACTTAACCGAAATTATAAAAGCTAGACAATTATGGGAGCATAATTTAACACTTGCACAAAACAGTGGACGGCGTACACAGTCTGTACAGGTTATAATAAGAGATTTGTAATAGTTAGGAGGTGGAAATGATTGAATTTATTTGATAAGGCAGTAGGAGTATTTAATCCAGAAAAAGCATTAAAGATGGCTGGAGCAAGAGAAAGGCTAAAGCTGTTTAACCAAAATCAAAAAATAATGAATAAAGGTTATGGAGAACATGGGGCGAGTACCCGTAAAAAATCTTTGAGAGGATGGTTTGCTTCTCTCGGTGGAGTGAAGAACGACATTTATAACTACCGTGAAAAACTTGTGGCTCGTTCCAGAGATTTATATATGGGGGCACCTCTAGCTAATGGAGCTTTGAATACAATGAAAATGAATGCTGTTGGTTCAGGATTAAAATTAAAATCAAGTATTGATTCAGATATTGTAAACTTATCCGAAGATGAGATAGAAACGTTAGAAACTAAAATTGAAAAAGAATTTAATTTATGGAGTAATTCTAAAATAGATCAAACAGGTTTACTTAACTTTTACGAAATTCAAGATTTAGTTTTTTTGACAACGTTGTTAAATGGAGAATGTTTTATTCATTTGAATTATTTTGAAACTCCAGAAAATCCGTATAGTTTGAAATTATCCATAATTGAGCCTGACAGAGTAAATACTCCAAGCAATAAAATGAGTGACACTTCTATTGTTCAGGGAGTACAATTTGACAAAAATGGACGTATTGATGGTTACTATATTCAGGAACATAATCCAAACGACGAAATTATGGGTACGAATCAACATAAATATGTAAAAATGTATGGAAGCGAAAGCCAATTAAATATAATCCATTTGACAACTTCGGAGCGTCCAGGACAAGTAAGAGGCGTGCCAATATTAGCTCCTGTAATGGAAAGTCTGAAACAACTTGATAGATATACAAATGCAGAATTAACGAGTGCAATTATAAGCAGTATGTTTACAATTTTTATTGAATCGGCTGATATACCTCAAACAAATCCAGGGGATTTATCGAACGTCGGACAAAAAGATGCCATAGCAAACGAAGAATCTGGAACGTTGGAGCTTTCAAGTGGTGCAATAGTAACTCTTAATAAGGGGGAAAAAGCGACATCTGTAAATCCGGCAAGACCTAATGCACAATTTGAGCCATTTATGACGGCTATAATACGACAAATCGGAAGTAGCTTGGGTATTCCTTATGAACTTATGATAATGCACTTTACAAGCAGCTATTCAGCAAGTAGAGCAGCTTTATTGGAAGCGTGGAAAACTTTTAGAAAAAAACGTGAATGGTTTGCTAAAAATTTTTGCCAACTTGTTTATGAAGAGTGGCTAAGAGAGGCAGTTTTACTAGGAAGAGTAGAAATAAATGATTTTGAAAATGACATTTTGATTAGAAAAGCATATAGTAACGCAATTTGGAGTGGAACATCACAAGGACAGTTAGATCCTACGAAAGAAGTTAATGCGGCAATTTTGAGAATAAATGCCGGGTTATCAACGAGAAGCCGTGAAACTATTGAATTAAATGGGGGAGATTTTGAACAAAATATAAAAATATTGGCAAAAGAACAAAAAATAGCAAATGAGAAAGGAGTGATTTTGGATGGGACAATTTATACCGAACCACCAAACAATGAGCCAGAGGAATAAAACTATATGGAATATAGTTAAAAACGATGATAAAAATGCCGAATTGATGTTATATGGTGATATAGCTGAAAGTTTTTGGGGTGATACCATAAGTGCTAAGGAAGTTACAGAATATTTAGCTGACTTAGATGTAGAAAATATTAATGTCTATATTAATTCAAATGGCGGGGTAGTTGACACTGCTATTGCAATTAATAATGCTTTGAGAAGACATAAAGCCAAAGTAACTGTAAATATTGATGGTATTGCAGCAAGTGCGGCTACTTTAATCACGTGTGCTGGAGATACAGTTAGAATGCCTAAAAACGCTTTGTTTATGATACATAACCCTTCAACAATTGCAATGGGGGATTCAGAAGAGATGAGAAAACAGGCAGATGTACTTGAAAAATACAAAAATTCGATAACGGAAACTTATTTGCAAAAAGTTAATATTGATAAAGAAAAATTATCAGAACTTATGGATAGTGAAAGCTGGTTAAGTGCTGAAGAAGCGTTGAAATATGGGTTTATTGATGAAATAATCGAAAATACAGATATTCAAGTTGTAGAAAATAAGGTTATTTCAAACAATATGGTATTTAATATGGCGGAGTTTAAAAACTTTAATGTTGATAAAAATATAAAAAATAACGGAAAAGGAAGTGGAAAAATGACAAAAGATGAAATAAAAGCACAATTTCCTGACATTTATGCCGAAATTGTAAATGAAGGAAAAGAAATTGGAGTAAAGGAAGAAAGAACAAGGATACAGGAAATCGAGAATTTAGGATATAACCACGAAGTAGTTGATAAAGCTAAATTCAAAGAGCCTAAAAATGCTAGAGATTTAGCATTGGAAATTGTAAGTTTAATGAAACAGGAAAATCAAAATAAACTTAACAGGATACAAGATGAAGGGAAACCACTTAACAATATGCCGAAAGGTAATGATGATGGAGTTAATGATGAGCAAAAAGCAGCAAATAAAATTTTAGCATTTTTTAAGAAAGGCGGTAAATAAATATGAAACATGATTATACAAATGAGCCAGATCATTTGATTGTTGGGAAAAAGGAACTGGTTGTAGCAGAACTCGTTTTACAGGTCGGAAAAACTGTGAAAAGAGGAGATATTGTGGATAAAGACGGTGCGATAATAACCGATACTGGAAAAGTATTTGGAATTGTTACAAGAGATGCAGATGCAACTGGAGCTACTGCAAAAACAACTGTTTATACTGAAGGTGAATTTAATATTGATAAAGTGAACTTTGGTACAGCAACAGAGGAAAAAGTAATTGAATTATGTAGCGACAGAAATATTTATTTAAGAACATTAGGAGGTAAGGAATAACAATGAGCATGAATTTAGATTTGAGTTTAAGAACATTATTTTTAGTAACAGAGGCAATGCCGAGACCAAGAACATTTTTATTTGATACGTTTTTTGCAAATAGGGAAAATTTGGATACTGAAACAGTAACTATTGAATTTAAAAATGGTAGAAGATTGATGGCTCCATTTGTTGATAGATATGTTGACGGAGAGGAAATGCCAAAAGATACATTTTCAGGAAGAACATTCAAACCTTATGCAGTAGCTCCTAAAAAGACGTTTCACGCAGATGAGTTGACTTTTGAAAGATTGCCAGGAGAAAATCCGTTTTCACAAAGTGATCCTGATACAAAAAGACAGAAAAAAATTGCCGAAACTTTGCAGGAACAAAGCGAACAGATTGCAAGACGTTGGGAGGCTATGGCAGCTGAAACATTATATAAATTACAAACTACAATCGACGGAGAAGGAATATCAGACACAATCAAATATTATGATAACTCTTCTACGGAACATCATACAACCGTCGCTTCAACTTGGGACAATGCTAATTCTGACCCAATTAAAGATATAAAGGCTGTATTAAGCGAAATTAATAAAGCTGGAGGAACTAGACCAGAAGCCATAATTCTTGACCCATTGGCTGCGGAATTATTTATTAATAATAAAGCTGTACAAAATATGATGAATCTTAGAAATGCTTATTTTGGGGATATAAGACCTGAAGTTGAGGGTGTAAATGGTGCAAGTTATATTGGTACATTGACTGGATTAGGAATTGATGTTTTTGAATATCAAGAATATTACGATTATGTGGATAAATCTACAAAGCAAACTAAAACAAAAGCAATTATTCCAGATTACACAGCTTTATTTGCACCGAAAGGGAATTTAGTAAAATTTGGAGCTGTAAGTACAATTAAAGATGGACTTTTGGAAGGGGATTTAATCCCTAGAACCTACACAAAGGAAGAAAATGATACTATTACAATCCGTACAATGTCAAAACCAGTAACAATTCCTTTGAACACAAAATCATTGAAAGTTCTAAAAGTTAAGTAGGTGATGGTTGATGGCAATGTATATAGTTAAAGAATCGTTTATTTATGACGGAAAAATACAAAATATCGGCGAAGAAGTTCAAATACTGGAAAAAGATGTGATTGAAAATTGTATCAACAGAGGACTGATAGAGAAAAAAGACAGTAAAAAAGCAGACACAAATGACATTCCAGAAGAAACAGGAGTGTCAGATTCTGAATCTAAAACGGATAAAAATAAGAAAAAATAGGTAAAAGAACATGAATTTTAAAGATATTTTAGAAAATGATATACAAAATGTGTTTTTAAATTCAGAAGAATTTGGAGAAACACATAATTTAAATGGTGTTGATGTTATTTGTGTGACAGATGAGGACAGTTTTCAAGAAAAGGAAATTAGTGGAAAATTAACAATAGAAAGTGGATTTTACAAGGAAGGGATTACAGTATTTATTGATAAAAAATATTTGAAGTATAAGCCTGAGGGGAATATGAGGATAGATTTTGACAATAAAGAATGGATAGTTGCAAACTGTAAAGAGAACTTTGGTATGTATGAACTTGATTTGTATAGATACACTGATTATTAGGAGTTGATTTAGATGTTTACGATTCAATTTGATGAAAGTATCCTTAATGATATTGAGAATAAGTTCGTTGAATTTCCACAACAAGCTCCAAGGGCTTTGGCAAGTGCTTTGAATAGGGTTTCAACTATGAGTAAAACTCGTATGGTTAGAAATGCAACTAAGACCTATACGGTTAAATATGGGGATTTATTAAGCGGATTGACTATGAAAAGGGCTAATCCTGGTAAGCTTATGGCTGAAATCAATTCTAATGGAAGTTATTTGGGATTAGACCATTTCCAATTGAATCCGAGTACAAGAACTGGGAGAACATCGGTAACGGCAACAGTAAAAAATGGAAACGGAATAATGCTAAATGACAGAACATTTATAGCATATAAAGACGGTCATTTAGGAGCATTTGAAAGGGAAGGAAGTGGACGGCTACCGATTAAGAGAAAATATGGACCGTCTGCTCCGCAGATGTTAGGACCTACAACGTGGTTACCTGATCTTGATGAATTTATGTCTCAAAAATTAAACGAAAGGTTTGAACATGAGTTGAATAGGCTCTTGTCAATGTAATTTATGAGTATTAAAGTTATTGAAAAAAGTTTGTATGACTTTTTGTGTGAGGAATTTAAAGATACCGATTATCAAATATTCCGAGGGGCGTTGCCAGTTAGGAGATACGGTGAAATTGATAAAAACACGGGGCAGAAGAAGCCGTTTTTTCCTTGTGTGACATTAAGAGCTTTGAGTTCAAGGCAAATTACGGAAGGAATGGACAGTTATGATTGCGACGCTACTTTTGAAATAATAGTTGGTACTAAAAACGAAGATTATATTGATAATCTTTACAAAGGTGAAGAAATCAGAAGCAAACTTTTGACTAAAGTTTACAATGAAAGAGGCTGGGCAATACGGGAAGATAAGGAATTTAAGTGTGATTTATATAGCGATGAGTTTGGAGATTTTATATTTTCGAGAATTACATTTACGGTTTGGGATTATCCTGTTGAGCCTGAAATTTTGAAGGAGGAATAATGGAAGATAAAAAGCAATATATTTATTTGGGAGATACGCTGGAATTTAAAGATATTAGATTTACAAAAGGTGTTATTTACTACACCAACGAAGTAATTGAAGCAAAACTTGAGAAATATCCGCTTTTGAAAAGAACTTTGGTGGATGTTAATCAAGCTAGTGAAGCATTGCAAAATGAAAAATTGCTTGAAACAGTAACACAGCAAATTAAAGACCAAATAAGAGAGGAGGCTGAATAATGGGGTATAAACACGGAACTTATCAAACTGAGACATCGAGTGACATATCACTACCGATAGTGCTTGATTACGGACATTTTATTGTAGGGACTGCACCGATGAATAAAGTAAAAAAAGAAAACAGAAGAGTGAACGAGATTGTAAGATTAGGAACTTATAAAGAAGCTATTCAGTATTTTGGAGATACTTACGACTTGGATTTTTCAATTTCGCAAGCAATAAAAGTATTTTTTGAGTTGTATAAAGTAGCACCGCTTTATGTTGTGAATATCTTGGATCTTGAAAAACATAAAACAGTTAAAAAAACTCAAAATGATTTGAGTTTAACAAATGGTAAAGTTGTTATTCCAAATCACAAAGTAATAACAGATACATTAGTAGTTAAAGAAAATGCAACATCACAAGTTATTTCAGACGCTGTAACGATGTGGACAGATGAAGGGCTCGAAATATATGCTAAACCATCGAATGGAACTAAAATTGATATTGAATATGAAGAAATTGACTTGTCAAAAGTAACGAAAGCACAGGCTTTAGGTGGATATGATATTTCAACAATGAAAAGAACAGGGTTAGAGCTATTAGATGAAGTTTATTTAAAATATTCAGAATTACCAGCTTTCATTGATATTCCAGATTTTTCAAGCGATAGTGAAGTTGCGGCGATTATGCAAACAAAAGCTAAAAATATAAACGGAAATATGTTTGAGGCAGTTGCATTAATTAATGCACCAATTGACAAGCCTTATGACCAAATTCCAAAATGGAAAGACGATAACAACATTAATGGAAATGACCAAATTGTACTGTATGGAACTTTGGGATTAGCTGGCAAAAAATATATTCAGTCTATTCAGTATGGTGCATTATCATTATCAGTAGATAACGAAAAAAATGGAGTACCCTCCCAGGTGCCGTCTAACTTTGCATATAAATGTGACAGCTTATATTGGAAAAATTCAAATGGAAAATTAGAGGAAATAATTTTAGATAAAGAACAACAGGCTAATTTTTTAAATAAAAATGGAGTAGTTACAGCTATTAATTTTAAAGGCTGGCGTTGCTGGGGATCTGAAACTGCACTTAATCCAATAGCAACAGATCCAAAGGACAAATTTATAAATACTCGTAGAATGCTTAAATATGTGGGAAATGAATTGGTTATAAGTTATTTTGATAAAGTGGATAAGAAATTTTCTAAAAAATTAGCTGAAACAGTAACAAAATCAATGAATATTAGATTGAATGCCATTGTAGCCAGAAATGATTTATTAAGTGCAAGTGCGGCTTTATCAAGCGAAGATAACGATGCTATTAATGTTATGAACGGTGATATTACTTGGATTATTAAATTAGGGGTGATTCCTGGCATGAAATCGGCAACATTTAAGAAAAAATATGATGTGGACGCATTAACAGAGTTTGCAAATAGTTTAGGAAAATAGGAGGAATTAGAAAATGGCAAAGACAAAATTACCTTTAGCGATTGTGGATGCCGATTTATACATAAATGGAACAAACAATCTTGAAGGTGTCGGGGAAGTCGAACTTCCGAACATTGAATATGCAACGGTAACAACAGAACAGCTTGGAATGGCAGCGGAATTTGAAGCTCCGTTAATTGGGCACTATAAAAAAATGTCTGTAAAAATAAAAATGGATAGCATGAATGATACATTATTGAACTTTAATAACAGCGATTCTATTCAGGTTGAATGTCTTGGAGCGTTGCAAGAATTAAATAGAATGACGCACTCTCCCAAAATAACTGGAGTAGACGCTACAATGAAAGGATTTATTACCAAATTTGATGGACCAAAAGTTCAGAATGGTAAAAAATTTGAAGGCTCATTTGATATGAGCTTAACTTATTACAAACTAACTATAAACGGCAAAACAATTATCAATATAGATGTGTTGAACGGAATCGCTAGTGTAAATGGTGATTATAATAATATTGTCAGAAAATTGTTAGGACATATTTAAGGAGGATAGGAATGATTATTGAATTATCAAAAGAATATACTTTGGGAAGTAAAAAATATAAGGAAATTAACTTGGATTTTGACAGTTTAACAGGAAATGATTTGCTGGAATGTTCAAGAAATTACAAAATGAGAACAGGAAAAGCAGCAGAAAGTTTTAAGGATTTCGATGACCCTTGGGGATTAAGCGTTGCAGAAAAGGCTTCAGGAATTAAATACGGAGATTTATTAAAACTTGGTGCTTCAGACTTTTTGAAAATTTTGAATCAGACTAAAAAGTTTTTGACGAAAGGCTGGGATATAGAAGAGGAGAAAAAGAACAAAGAAACCCAGCCACAAACAGAGATGTAGAAATATTTTTGGATCTGATAACAGATTTGCTTGCAGGACTTAACTATTTCAAAATCAATATGAGCTATGAAACGTTAATGTCCTGTACCTTTGATGAATTAGATTATTGGATATTAAGGGCGAATCAGTTAATTGAGGATGAAAAGGCAAGACGGGAAGAAGAAAGTGAATAAAAAAGGCGGATTAATTATTTTTTCGTCAAAGAAAAGGGGGTTATATGTCTAAAAATTTAGAGTTAAATTTAGTTTTAGGTGCAACAGTAGCTGGTGCAGTTTCAGGAATGATGCAGGTAGCAAATGCTATGAAAAATGCGAGTAAAAGCATAAAGGAACTGGATCAAAAAACTAAAGAACTACAAAAAACTCAAAAGTCTTTTGAAAAAATGGATAAAATTCGTGAAAGTTATAATAGAATCACTCAACAATTCAAAGCTACAAAAGAACATTTGGAAAAACTGAAAGCTGAATATGAAAAAAGTGGATACGAAAACAAGGATTTAGCAAAACAAATTAAACAGACTGAAAAAGCTGTAGAAACTCTAAATAAACAGAAAGAACGGCAGAAACATATGTTTGAAGCCGCAAGAAGTGCAATCGAAGCCGAGGGAGCAAGTCTTCAAAATTATAGGAATAAAGCTCAAGAAGTTGATAAAGAACTTGAGAAAATGAATAAATTGAAAGAAATACAAGGTAAATATGAAGCAAGAAAAGAATTTGCCGGGAAAATGAATGATTTTGGTGATAAACAGATAATACAAGGTATGGGAATAGTTGGAGCTTTGGCTGTTCCTGTTAAATTAGCAGTTGACTTGGAAAATGCACAAGCAGACTTAAGAAAAGTCGCAGAATTTAGTTCAAAGGAAATGGAAACAGGATTTTACAAAGCAATGAGAAATTTTAGTGAGAACAGTCCGTTGTCACAAGTGGAATTATTTCAAATTGCAGGAGCAGGAGCTCAAGCGGGAATAAAAACAGATGAATTGGAAAAATATACTAAAGATGCAGCTAAAATTAAAGTTGCTTTTGATATGAATACTGAGGCAGCAGGAAACTTTTTAGCAAAAACAAGGGCACAATTAAATTTAGATCAGAACGGAGTAATGCAATATGCTGATGTAATTAATTATTTAGCAAACACCGTGGCTGTCACAGCTCCAGAAGTAGCAGATATTTCAAGCAGAGTAGCTGGATTGGGTGGAATGGCTGGTATTTCTAAAGAGGGAGTTGCAGGATTAGGAGCGAGTTTAGTATCATTTTCTGTTCCATCTGAAGTTGCGGCTACTGGATTAAAAAATATATCACTAGGATTAATGGCTGGAAGTTCGGCAACAAAAAGTGCAAGAGCAGCTTTCAAGTCATTAGGACTAGATGCGGAAGACGTTGCCAAAAGAATGACAAAAGACGGAGAAGGAACTTTAGTTGATGTTTTTCAAAGAATTAAGAAGTTACCAAAAGATGTTCAAGCAACAACTCTTAAAGAGTTATTTGGTAAAGAATCTATTCAATCAGCCTCTGAACTGGCAAAACATATTGATGATGTTAGTGCGAATATGAAAAAAGCTCATGACAGAGCAAAAACAGCTGGAAGTGTCGATAAGGAATACAACCAAAGATTAAAGACAATGGGAAATGCTTTTTCAACTTTAAAAAATAGAGTCGTAAACATGGGAGTGGATTTAGGTTCTGCTTTAGGACCTAGTTTAGTTCAAGTTGCAAATTCGATTGGTCCGTTAATCAAGAAATTTTCTCAATTTATTCAGAAACATCCGCAATTAACTACAAATATTTTAAAAGGTGTAGCAGCATTAGCCGCTTTTAAAATAGGAATTGGTGGATTAGCCAAAGGATTTGCACCTTTATTTAGCGGGATATCAAAAGGGATGTTAATATTCGATAAATTTAAAGCAGCCGGAAGTTTTGCTGAAGGATTTAAAACAGCATTTCCAACAATAAGTAAAGTTGGTTCAATGTTCAAAAAAGTAGGCTTAGCGATTAAAGCGGCTTTTATGGCAAATCCTGTTATTTTAATAATTGTTGCAATAGTGGCTGTCATAGCAATTGTTGTAGTTTTATATAACAAATGTGCTTGGTTTAGAAATGGAGTGAATGCAATATTTAAAGCAGTAGCTAACTTTATAAAACAAGTCTGGCAAGGGATAAAGCCAACAGTAATGAACGTGATAACAGGAATAAAAAATATTGTTAAACAAGGTGTGGATTTTATCAAGCAAATTTGGCAGATCATAAAGCCAACAGTTATGGAAGTATGGAATGCTATTAAGGTGGTGGCAAGCGTTGTTATGCAAGGTATAGCGATTTATGTAAAAACCTATATAGCCGTTATAAAAGCTGTTTGGAAAGTGTTGCAACCAGTAGTAGTTGCTGTGTGGAACGTTATTAAAGCGGTTGTGCTTGTGGTGATTAAAATAATAGCTGTATATGTTAAAACATACATCAATATTATAAAAGCGGCTTGGAAAGTATTGACGGTAGCCATAAAAGTTGTATGGACCGTGATAAAAGCTGTAATTTTAGTTGTTATTGTTGCTATTGTCGTTGTAATCAGGACAAATATTATGATAATAAAAACTATATGGAGAACTTTAGTTGCTGTTGCACGATTTGTATGGAATGCAATTAAAGGAGTGGTTATTGGAGTGTGGAATGTTATAAAAAGCAAGGCAGTAGAATTATGGAATAAAATAAAAACTGGAATTGAGGATGTTAAATCTTATTTTTCAACTAAGTGGAATGAAATGAAAACAAAGGCAACAGAAGTTTGGAATGGAATAAAAAGTGCTTTTGATACAGTTGCTGGTGGGCTAAAAAAAGCTATTGATGGAGTAGTTGATTATTTTAAGCAAAAATGGAACGATATAAAATCAGCAGTTGCAAATAATCCGATTTCAAACGGAATTAAAGGAATGTTAGGAATGAATGCTGCTGGAACAAACTACTGGAGTGGAGGACTTACAACAGTAGCAGAACGTGGAGCAGAATTAATTCAAATACCTGGTAAACCAGCATTTTTAGCAGAACGCGAAATGTTATTGAATTTACCTCGTGGTACTCAAATCCTGAATAATCGTGAAACTAAAAACAGTTTTAGAGATAGGATTAGCGGACTAAAAGAGAGAATGTCAGGGCTTAGAAGTAATGAAGGTTCAAGTGGCGGAGATGTTATTAATATTAGTATAACAGTAAATGGGAATGCTGATACTAGTGCAATCGAAAAAGCAGTAATGAGAGCATTGGAAAAAGCTAAAAACAAAAAAGAAAGGACGGCATTCGGATAATGGCAAAAGTAAAAGTATACAGAACAGTTTTAGGGGACACTTGGGACTTGATAGCTTTTAAAGTTTACGGAAGTGAAGGATATTTTCACGACCTTATAAGAAGCAATTTAAGATTAATTGACATTGCCATTTTCGATGCCAATATTCCTGTTATTATTCCTGAAATCGCCGATGAAGAAAATGATAACGATGAGCGTTTGCCACCTTGGAAAAGAGGTGAATAGAAGTGGCTTTTGCTAGGAACATAAGAGTAATTGTTATTTTTAATAAAGTTGATATTTCTGATGAGATAGCCCATTCTATTTCATCTCTAAACTATACTGATAACTCTAAGAATGCAATAGATGACTTGGAGCTGGAACTTGAAAATTTAGATTATCGCTGGCTTAAAGAATGGTATCCTGACGAAAATGCTCAACTTCTTGTGGGAATTCACGAAGAAACAGGAAATGAAACTGATTTTTTGGATTTGGGAACGTTTTATGTAGATGAGCCGACATTTGAAAATGACAGGCTTAATTTGAAATGTTTAGCTTTACCATTAGACCAGAATATTAGAGATCAGAAAAATAGTGTTGCTTGGGAAAAAATAACTCTGAAAGAGCTTGTTACACAGATTGCAAATAAGCATAAAATGAATGCTGAAATATATGCAGATAATGAGTTTTTTGAAAGACTAGATCAGAATCAGGAAACAGATTTGGCTTTTATTAACAGAGTCGTCAAGGAAACTGGACTTAATATGAAAGTATCTGATGATAAGATAATCATTTTTGATGATGAAGAAATGGAAAAGAATGATACTGTTGAGATTTTTAATATTAATGATGAAAGAATAAGAAGTTTCAGCTTGAAAAAGAAAAATAAGGAAATTTATGATAACGTTGAAGTTTCCTATTATGATCCTGACAAGAAAAAAGTTATTAAGGAAATTATTACAAAAAAAGAGCTTGAAAAACGTAATCAAGTTACAACTGAAAGCTCAGAAGAAAAATCATCAGAAAATAAAAAATCAAAGAAAAGTAGCAAATCTTCTAAAAACAAGAAGTCTAGTAAAAAGGTTAAATCCAAGAAAAAATAAGAGGCTAAAATGAAGAAAAAAGGTAAAACGATTAAAGAATCAAAAGAGAGGTTAAAAAGCAAAGCAGAAGGTAAAAAAAATCGAGGTAAAAAAGAAAAAACTTTAAAAATTAAGACAAAAGGGAAAAGTACAGCCAAGAAAGTAGCAAAAAAAACATTGAAAGAAAATATGAAACAGGAATATCAGATAACCTTAAATGTTGATGGAAATACTAAATACTTGGCTGGAGGAATAATTGAGCTTGATGAAAGCTGGGGAAAGTTTGAAGGTAAATATGTAATAGATAAAGTAACACATAATATAACTGGCGACTATACTTGCGAAATAAACGCTATGAAACTTGGAGCTAGAGAAAATGCGGAGCAGAATGCAATTAATCAAACTAAAGAAGAACAACGGCAAAAAGAAGCAGAAAAACAGGCTAAATCTAAAGGCAGAAAAGGTAGAAGCAGCAAGAGTTCCAGCAAGAAAAAAGGACGAAAAGCTAGAAATAAGAAGAAGTAAATTATTTATAGGACAATGACAACTAAATATAATAACTGTGGTTTTGTAATATTTTGATATTAGTCAAAAAAACTCTAAATTTCTGTTGCACTTTTGCTACTTTTAAGATATAATTTAATCATGAAAAAAAATATGTTAAGAAGGAGAAAAGGGTATGAAAAAAATCAATGGAGTTATATCAGGAACGGCAAGTCTATTTAGTGATACAAGTTCAAATGTTTTAGAAAAATATCCATCAACTTACCAAAAAGATGTAAAAAAATCATTACAAAATGGTTGGAATAATGTAGGAATGGCAATAAGAGGAGCAGTAGAACAATATGGGCAAGCTGAAAAAACAGGCAAATAAAAAGCAAACTAAAGAAATGCTGGTTCAGCAGAAGAAAATAGAACAATATTCAGGGATAATTCCACCACCGAGTGTAATTGATGGTTACGAGAGGAACTGTCCAGGAGCAACTGACAGAATTTTAAAGATGACGGAAAATGAATTAAAAAACAAGCAAGAACTGGATAAGAAAGAACAAGAAAATATTCATTTATGTAGAAAAAAAGCACTAGAATTTGATATAAAACATAATACAAGAGGACAAGTTTTAGGCTTTATACTGCTGTTCACAATGCTTGTTGGAGGATTTGCATTAGTCTTTATAGGAAAAGAAATAGGCGGTTATGCCGCAATAGTCAGTTCTATTTCATTGGGGTTGGGAAGCTTAATTTGGAGCAATTCTAAAAATAAAAAATAGGAATCACAGTTATTAATTTAGCTGTGATTTTTTTATGCAAAAATACAGGACAATGGCAATTGAATATATGACTGTGAAACTAAAATATTTGTTTTTTAAGTTTACGATAACAGTATAATTAAAATTACTCTTTAATTCTTCTTAGAAATAGTGTATAATATATAAAAAATTTTAGGAGGAATTAAAATGAAAAAATTACTAATCGTTTTAACTGTATTGATTCTAGTTGTGAGTTGCGGAGAAGAACAGGGAGATAATTCTAAAGCGGAATCAACAAAACAACAACAAGTGGAAAACAACAATTTAAATTATGAAATATTAAAAAATTCAAGAGATACAAGTAACTTAACCAAAAAAGAAAATACGATAGATATATTAGTTAAAGATGATATTTCTGAAGAAAACCTAAAAAAAGTAATGAGAAAAGCAGGAAAAGAGCAAATAAAAGATGCGGATATTTTGTTTATTCGTGCTTATGGAGATAAAAAATTCTTTAATCTTGGTGGCGAAACACACGGAATGATAACTTATTATCCTGATGGAACTGTGAAAGATGAAACTTATACAGCTAAAAAAGAAATCCCAAGTGATAAAGAAAAAGATATTTATATTGATTATTCAAAAACACTTCACGAAACTTTAAAATCAAAAGGAAACTATACTAAACAAGAAGAAGAAAATATTGAAGAAGAAATCAATAAAAAAATAGCTAAGAAATATGGAATTTCACCAGAAGAAGTAGAAAAAATCTTTGATAAAGTTGTTATTTATCAGGGTATGTAGTTTATTTTAAAAATTTTAAAAAAAAGTTCTTGACTTTTTACACGGGATAATATATAATATATTCACGGGTAGAAAGCAGGTGGAAAATGAAAAAAATTGGACGACCAAAAAGTGATAATCCAAGAAATATAAGATTGGAAATAACTTTGAATAAAGATGAAAATGAAAAATTGAAAAGAATGTCAGAAACTTTAAAATTAAGTAAGACAAGTACAATTGTAAAAGGATTAGAACTTTTGGAAAAAGAATTGGATAAATAAAAAAATACCCTCTATCCAAAATGAACAGAGAGTATATAGATAATAATATCTCACCAATACTATTATACTATATATTCTCTTAAAAAACAAATATTTTAGGAGGAAAATTTTATGACACTTAGACAAGAGCTAGGATTTGAAATTACAGAAAGTTTACTGGATGAACACAACCACAAGTTAAAATCAGCAAAAAAGGCAGTATTTGACTTAATAGAAGAAATATACGCTATTATTCCAAAGGATTTTACAGAAAAAGTATCGGATTTGGAAGATGCCTTGTGTGATTACTACACAGCTATAAAAAGAGAATACTACGAGGCTGGTTCTAACATAGACACATTAGTTCAAAGAAACTGTGAAAAAGAAGTTGCTGAAAAAGTGGCAAGAATTGAAAGAAAAAATATAGTATAACGGAGGATAAAAATGGAATTAATTAAAGTATTAGTGGAAAATCAAAACGGAGTATTAGTAACAACAAGTAATAGAGTGGCACAGGAATTGGGAGTAAAACATTATGATTTACTTGAGAAAATAGACGGATATATAAGTAAATTTAGTTCAACGGAACTTTCCGTTCAATTCTATATACCTAGTAATTACAAGGCTTTGAATGGTAGGACAGTAAAAAATTACTTAATCACGGAAAAAGGAATTGCACAATTGATTGGAGGATATAATGCGTCAGTACCTATAGCATTTGATTTAAACGTGGCATACATCAATGAATTTGAGAAAATGAAAAAGGCATTAAAACAACCAAAGCCAATGTCAATACCTGAATTAATAGTAATGCAAGGGCAATGGATGGTAGAAGCTGAAAGCAGAATCAATAATATTGAGAACAATGTAATTGGACTTGCAAATACTATTGAGGATAACGACAAGAGCATAAAAAGATTGGAAAACAATCAAAGAAGAACAGTAACAAGCAACCATTTGACAGTAATAGCCTATGCCAACATAAAAGGGATAAAGCCAAAATCATACCACGCACCATCAATAGGAAAGAAAGCGACTAAGATATGCAGGGAAAAGGATTTATTGATAGGAACAACAGTTGACAGCCGATACGGACTAATAAATACTTATCCTGTTGAAGTTCTGGATGAAATATTTTTTGAATAGTAGAATTTTTGTTAAGAAAAAGGTATAATATTTATATCAAACCCCCTATAATACTAGTTAATACACATAGGGCTTTTAAATTAAATCACAGTCATTAATTTGATTGTGATTTTTTTGTTACAAAAAAGTGATAAGGCAGGTGGTTAAATTGATTGAAACATTAAAAGCAGGAGAAGTAAGTGCGATAGATTCAAAAACTGGAAAAGTAAGAGTTCTATTAAAGGGCGATGACGATAAAACGACGGACTGGCTTAATGTGTTAGTTCCTTATTCTGAAAGTCACAGTGATAATTATACACTTGGACTAGGGCAGACTGTTTATTGCTTATTCTTTTCAGAAATGCCTGAACAGGGAGTTGTGCTTGGTTGTCCTATGCGAGGCACTTCTGATAGTGAGAGTGAAGTAAAAAGGACTTTTTCTGATGGCGGAAGATGGAGCTATGATAAAAACACGTTGACTTTAAATATTGGCAAAATTGTAATTGATGGAGATTTAGAAGTGAGCGGAACTACAAAAACTGGTGGAAGCATTAATCTTAATACGCATAAACACGATGGAGTAACAGCTGGTGGAGATATGACAGGAGGTCCGCAATGATAGGAAGTCTTGGAGACGTAGTATTTGAAGTATCTGATAAAAAGATATTCTCAATTAATAATGTGATAAATAGATCATATAAATCTAAAATATCTGAACATACTGCAATATATGGTCCTGGTATGCTAAGGCATCAGGGGAGAGAATTAATAGAAGTAACTTTTGGAATTACATTAATTTCTTCATTAATACATGAAACAACGCCATCAGAACAGCTTGACAAAATAAAAACTATGTGGGAGTTCGGAGAATACGATTATCTAACGCTGGGTGGGCAAACATTTGGGGCTTTCCCATTTTTGATAACAGAAATAAGTGAAAAGAATTCTTATTTCAACAGAGAAACTTCTGAATTTGATTATATAAATCTGGAATTAACTTTAAAAGAGTATATAGATAATCCTAAAAAATATAATCAGATAATAGAACAGTTAAAAGTTCAAAAAAAAAAGCAGGAGAAACTTACAGAAACGGAAGCTGTGAATGTTGAAGCTGAACAGAAAACAAAATTACAGGAATTTGCAGAAAAAGTGAAAAGCAAAGTAGACAGTACACTCGAAAAAGTGGATAAAGCTATTCAAATTGCTGAAAATAAGAAAAAGGAAATATTAGATCAGCTTGAAAAAATCAAAAAAGACGCAAAAATTGATGAATTGATGGATTTGGTAAGGGCTGGAACAATTACAGCGGACAAAGTTAATGAAATGATTGACTATGCTAAAAACTTTTCCGAAACAGATAGACAGATTTTGATAAATTTTTTAAGAAATCAGATTGGAGGTAAATAATGATATATGTTTCATCTAACGAAGAAATAAATTATGCTCCAAAAAATTATGTCGAGGAAGTTGTAACAAACGTTGGAATGCTTTTAAGAGTTTGTAAGGAAGAACAGCCACTTAACCGTGATTTCAGTTTTGATAGTGACTTGATAGATAAAAATATAAATGTAGTGGAAAATAAAATAATGTCTCAGTTGCTTGAGATGTTTAGAAAATATGAGCCGAGGGCAATTTTAAAAACCACAGAAATAAAAATGATAGATAAACACAATAATGATTTTGATATTGAACTGGGAATTGAGGTGATAAATATTGGATAATTTTGAGGAATATGAAGCGATAGACAGCGATGCATGGGAAATAAAAAGAGATATGATTAACAAATTCCAGGAACTTAGCGGAAGGAGTTTGACAGAAGCAAGCCCTGAGACATTAATTTTCAGTACAGTAGCGTATCAGCTGGCTTTACTAGAAGAAAAATACAACGATGATATTAAGCAGAATTATTTAAGGTTTGCAAGGGATGAAAGGCTGGATCTAAAAGGGGAATTTTACGGAAACAGAGGTAAAAGGCTTATCGAACAGCCAGCAGTAGCTACATTTAGATTCTATATTTCAAGCATCCAAACAACGGATACTGTAATCCCAAAAGGCTCAAGAATTAGATACAATGAGCTTTATTTTGAAACAGATGAGGAATACAAGATAACAAAAGGAAATCTGTCAGTTGACGGAAAAGCTACATGTAATACGCTTGGAATTATTGGAAACGGTATCCCAGTTGGGCAAATTAAGGATATGGTCGATATATTTCCTAATTATGCAAAGGTTGAAAACATTACAGAAAGTAATTCAGGGACAAATAAAGAAGCAGATGAAAGCTACAGAGAGAGAATAAGGGAAATCCCTGAAAGCTTTACCACAGCTGGAAGTTCGGGAGCATACACTTTTTGGACTAAGACAGCAAGCACAAACATTATAGATGTTAAAGTCCATTCGCCCTCAGCAACCAATGTAGATATCTATATATGGACTGACATAGGTGCTGTAAGCCAAGAACTCAAGGAAAAGGTAAAGGCGGTACTTAATGAAGAAAATGTACGTCCTCTGACTGACAACGTGAATATTAAAGAGCCGAATAAAATTAATTATTTAATAGATTTTGACTATTATATTGACAAAGATAACGAAACTCTTGTAAATGTTATCAAATCTAACGTAGACAAAACGGTCCAGGAATATGTTGAATGGCAGAAAGAGAAGATAGGCAAGGATATAAATCCAGATGAACTGATTAAAAGATTAAAAATAGCTGGAGTAAAAAGAGTGGTACTAAGAAGCCCTGTATTCCAAAAATTGAATTTTAACCAGGTTGGAATAAATAACGGTATAACAAGTAACTATCAAGGAGTTGAAGAGTTATGATAACTGTACAAGATTTAAAGTTAACTGATATTGCCGCAAAATCGACTCTTACAGATAAAACAACAAAATGGATATACGAATCAATAGATTATGCAATAAAACAACAGAAAAACAGAATAATAAGCAAATTTTTTCTTGATATTGATAAATTAAGTGAAACGGAAATTGATTATTTATTGTGGGAATATCACGTAGATTATGTTGGAGAAAATGTCAGTCTTGAAAGCAAGAGAGAATTGGTAAAAATAGCAGTAATAGCCCATTTTAACAAAGGAACACTTGGAAGTGTAAAGGCTATTTGTAAAATTCTTTTTGGAAATGCAGAAATAAAAGAATGGTTTGAGTATGGTGGTCGACCAGGATATTTTAAAATATCTACTTTGGGAGAACTTAAAGATGAAAAAGATTATCTGAAAGTTCTTGATGTTGTAAACGAATACAAGAACGAACGTAGCTGGCTGGAAGCGTTGACGTTTGAAAGAAGCTCAAATTTGGGTAAATATGTAGGAATTTTTTCTGAAAAACAAGTGATTAATATTCTGAATGAAAGAGATTTTGAACTTCCTTGGATGGAACAGAATTTAAGTGAAGGAATAATAAATGTAACTGTAAAAGAAAATACAATAGGGATTAGATAAGGAGGTAGTATGGCTAATTACATAGGTTGGATATTGACTAATAAAGGAAGGGAGCTTCTTGCAAAGGCAATAAATAACGAGACTAAAATAAATATCACAAAATTTAAGATTGGAGCTGGATACAACACAGGAAATGACAGGGAATTAACAGATTTACTGGATAAAAGAAATGAATTCCCTGTGAACAGTTACGAAAGAAAAGAAAATGGAATAGTGGAATTTACTTTCATTGTTTCAAATAAAACTGGTACAGGAGAAAGCACAATAACAAATTCTTATAAAATATCAGAAATGGGAATATATGCTCAGGACGATTCAGGAACAGAAATTTTATATGCATACAATAAAGGGACTGATGGAGATTATATCCCAGTTTACAATGGAAAGAATGCTATTGATATTGTTGAGAAGTGCATTATTATAATCGATCAGGCTGCAACTTTAAATGTGACAATAGATAACTCTATGACTTATCTAACAAGAGAAGTTGCTGATAAATCTTATCTAGAAATATCAGCTTTGGAGAAAATAATAGGACTGGAATTTGGTGGAAATATACAAGATATTGGGAATAAAATTAAGGGGAAATTTTACTTTGATAATGTTACAAAATTTTACTATGAGTGTATAGCAGATACTGATTTGACGTATAATGAAAGTTCAAAATTTAGAGCAATTTCTAATAAGCCAAATGTGGACAGATTGGAAAATTTGTTCAGTTCTGAAAATACTTACTTCCGAATAGGAACTATGATAATCCAATGCGGAAGAAATGAAGTCCCTGAAAACTCTAACGAAAACGGGGCTACCTTCAAATTTCCAAAGCCTTTTCCAAATTCGTGTTTTGCTATAACAGCGAATGATGTAGGAGGGGGAGCGAGGTCAGTTGCTGTAAGCCCTGCCTCAACCTCGGAGTTCAAGGCTTGGGCGAGGTTCGGGAAAGATTTTTCAGG